TCAACCCTTGCGCTCCGCACCGACATGCAATAGATCACGCGGACGATTGGCGCGGGGTGGAGCAGCCCGGTAGCTCGTCAGGCTCATAACCTGAAGGCCGCAGGTTCAAATCCTGCCCCCGCAACCAAATATAACAACAAAATATCAAAGGCTTAGGCCGTCTTTGCGGCGGCTTTGTCATGTCGTGCGGTATTGCAAGCCCGTGCTGCATGTTTCCGAAAGATTCCAGAGACTTACAACACCTCGCGTTTATTCCGTGCAACACCAATGCGACACGGCAATGGCCTGATGTTCTTATGAAGTTCTTCCTGTGGGGCGCTTAAGTCTGGTGGGTGTTGCAAACGGAAACACCCTCCGAAGAGGGTGTGTTGAGTGATGTTTTGGTTTCCAACGCCACCGCCGTTCGTAACGTTGCAGGCGCCAACCTTACGAATTGCATGGCAAAGCTGGGCCGGTGGATTGCACACCGAAGCAGGTCGGCATGGCGAGCTTCATGATTGCGGCGTGCGCGCTCCCGCGATGCTGATCTGGGGGTAAATCCCAGGAGGGAAATATCCCCGCAAGGGCGGCCATGTGGTTTTCAACATCGCCGATCACCATCGTGATATTCCAGGTGCCGCTATATTCGGAGGCCGCTTTGCGCAGATCGGCGCACAGAGCCATCACCGCCGCATAGCTTTGGAGGAGCGCGAGCGATTCCGCCCCCTTGGTACTCTCCACCAAGAGGGTCAGGCTGGCTAGGGTTGCGTGAACATCCCGTTCCATCATGCGGATGCAGTCCCGATGCCATCGAGGCGCACGGCAATCGTTGTCGCGCCATTGCCTGCATCTTCGGCGGCGATCCCGATGGGATAGCGGCCGGTGCCCGGGGTCATAACCGCCTTGGCGGCGTTGTCCCACGAGACACGCGCGCCCAACACCAGGACAGCGCTGGCTGCTTTGGGCAGGGTGTAGACGCCGGTGGTGGCCACTTCCGCGGGTTCGCCTTCAGGGACGGTAGCGGCAGCAACACCAAAGAGGTTGCCCACCAGCACGCCATCGCCGGATGCGATGCCGCCAGTGGGGGCAGGGATGGTGATCACGTCACCATTCTGGATAAAGGTCTTCATGGGTCACACCCCTTTGCTGGATTGGATACGAACGACCGAGACCCGCTTGGGGCCGAGGCCAGTGATGCGCCGCTCAAGATCGGCAAGGGCGGCAGCCATCTCCCCGTCTGTGGCGTAGGTGATGCGCTTGCCGTCATATTCGACAGTGCGCACGCCCTTATAGCGGGCTGCCAGAAGGGCGTCCCGCCATTGGCTCAGTTGACCGAGGTCCGTCATGCTCATGCGCCCGCGTTGGCGAACCAGCCGCGATGGTCGAGGAACCCCGCCCCGAAATCCAGGATCACCCTGATCTCGACGCCATCGACATCCCAGCCGGATTTGCTTTCGACCTGCGGCCCCTCGTTGCCCGAGAGATAGGCGAATTCCAGGCCATCGATCTCGCCGGGGTCGGCGGTGACATACCAGCGCGCGGCTGAGGTCAGGCGCGGTTCCACGACGAGGCTGAGGGACCCTGCAAAGGGGTTCACATCGACGGCTTTTGCGGGCGAGACGGCGGCGAGCCACTTCTCTGCTTCCGTCTCAAGTGCGGGCGGTACCAGCAGGTAGCGTGGTGTCACACGGATCGTGCGGTCCTCGACGCCCTTCTGAGTGCGCAGCGCCAGCCGTGCCGCCGACAGCGCGCCATCCGAAATTGCCGCCCCGGTGCCTGCCTTGTTGCCATGGTCCGCGTGAAACAGCGTCTTGCCGTCTGAGAGCTTCGGCCCATTGCCAGAGTTTGCCTCGAGCAGGTTTACTAGGATGCGGGCTTCGGTCTCAGCAGCGGCTTGGCCCATGCGGCGGGCGAGGTCAGAGAAAGCGCCAAGGTCATCGTTCACCAGTACCTGCCGGGTAATGCCAATCTTCCGTGCCCACGTCTCTACCTTGTAGGCTTCTCGCGCCTCGGCCATGGTTCCGGCCTTGATCTCGCCGTGCTCGTTCAGCTTCTCGAGGAGCGGCGCTTCGCCGAGCATGATCTTGTTCACCGAGCGGAAATCTCGCGCGCTGGTTTGGCGGCCAAGCTGACGGATGCCAGAGGGGGCCGCTTGGTAGCTGTCGCGCAGCACGCGGCCGACCGTGTCGCCCAAGATGATAGGAAAGTCAGAGGTCGTGTGCAGGGCGCGTGTGACAAGGCTAGCAGGCGACAGCGCCATGGTGGACTCGCCGCGTAGGGTCAGCAGTTCTTTCGCCATGTCCACGGGCGTGGAATAGGCATAGCGCCGGGCCGGCTCGGAGAGTTCATGCCGCGGGTTAATGCGGGCGTAGAGCGCTTCGCCCATCTGCCGGGTGCGCAGGGCCGGGTCATCATGGCTCTCGCCCATCTCGACGCGGACTTGTTCGGTGCGGATTGTCGGCGCGCTGCGGGTTGCCAGCGCCTCGAAGGCCGCAAGACGGGCCGTGTCGGCATCTGCGGCTGCGTCGATCTGTCCGTCGATCCACGCTTGGTCCAGCCCGGCGATGCGGGCGATGGAGCGGATCTCGGTGTTGATCGCGGCGCGGGCGCGTGGATCGTTCCGGTCGGGAACGGTGCTTGTGTGGGTTGGAACATTGCTATCGTTTCGACCGATTGCGTGCGCCAAAGACGCAGTGTTGTCGGATGCAACAGTGCTATTCGTTTTAGTCATTTCTGTCTCCATGCGGATGTAGGCGCCGGGGTCGGCGGATGTAGGCACCAGGGAAATCTCGTGAGGGGTCCAGCGCACGGCGGTCAGCACCCGTGCGCCGTTCTCGGTGGTCTCGGCCCATTCCTCGACCGAATAGCCAACCGAGACATGGCGCAGGATGCCCGACAGAACGTCCTGCCAGACGGGCTCGACCTCGGGCCGGGCCGAGAACTGGATGACGGCGGTGCCCCGCTTGCCATCGACGGTGGCGCTGCGTACCGAGCCCAGCACGTCGCGCACGGCGGTCTGGCGGTGGGCGTCCAGCACGCTGGCGCCTTCAAGCCGCGACAGGTCCACCGCTTGCGGATCGAGGCTGAGACGTTCTACATAGGGCCCAGCCATGTCGCGGCGACGCACCGGCGCACCGGTGGACCAGATCACCTCGACGGTGCGGTCATCGCGGTTGGCGCTGGCCGGGGCCAGGTCTGCGCGACGGGTTAGCATTGTGACGATGTCATTCATCGGGGAGGTCCTCCTTGGCGGCGGTCTTTGCCTCGAAGCTCAGGCCCAGCGCATCGGTACGCGCCTTGTCGGCGGCGATCTCGGCATCGACCTGTTCGGCGTCGTAGCCCCGTTCGGAAATCGCCTGGCGGCGGCTCTTGAGACCGGCGTTGAGGGCGAGGATCTCGGCCTCGACGTCTTTCTTCGGATCGACATAGTCGAACTTGGGCGGGAGCCATTCGCAGCCGAGATAGGCAGCAGGATCGCGGTCGAAGTCCCGCGCGGGCAGATCGCCCGACAGCACCGCCAGCCGCACGAAGCGGTCCCACACCGGACGGCAGAACAGATGCACGACGACGTTGTGCTGCAACTGCTCGACCCGGCGACGAAACTCGATCAGCCCGGCCCGGATCGAGGAATAGGTCACGCCCTCCAGATCGCCGGAAACCAATTCATAGGGCAGGCCCATGCCCGCAGCGACAGCGCGAAGGTGGTTCTTAACGAAGGGCCCGTAGGCATCGCTCTCGGTCGGGTTGGAAAACCGGATGTCGGTGCCGGGCGGCAGAGGGATCAGACTGCCGGGCTCCATGCCCATAGTCAGCGCACCGTTGGTGTTGGTGCCGGTCAAGCCGCCCGCCGTGCCGTCCGGATCGGTGATGAAGCCCGTGAACAGCGCCGCGACCTTGGCCTTCACCAGCGCCGCATCCTCGAACTGGTCCAACTCATGCAGCCGGAGCAGGACCGGAGCGAGCCAGGTGATCCCGCGCAACTGGCCAGCGGCGAGCGGCTTGAAAAGATGCAGGCAATCGGTGGCGGGCAAGCGCAGCGGTTCGAGCCGCAGTGAGGTCAGCGGATCGCCGGGCCGGTTGCGCATCACCCAATAGGCCGTGCGCTGCCCAGCGCCGTTGAACTCGATCCCCGCACGGATACGGGAGCCACCGCCGATGTCGCGGTGCAGATCCAGCGGCACCTGGTCCCGGTCCAGCAGATCGATGTGCAGGGGAACGGACATGGCATCAGGCACCACACGCAGCCGCGCGAAACTCTCGCCGCCCTCAAACATCGCCCGCACGGCCATCGCCTGCAGCCCATAGAAGTCAGCAAGCCCACCGGGATCGGCATGATCAGTCCAGCGCAGCCAAAGCACCTGAAGCCGTTCGCGCACCGCGCGGTCGGGATGGGTGGATTGCGGTTTGATGCCTGCGCCGACGACATTGCCGACCAGGCTGTCCACCGCCGCCGTGACCCACGGGTTGTTGCGCGCATACCATCCCGCCCGCCGCGCTGCCGTGGTCGCGCCCGCCAGTATCGCCGTGTTCAGTCCATCGACCGTCCGCGCCCCCTCCCAACGCCGACCGCCACCCGCAGCGTCAAAGCCGCGCGTGCGCGTGAACCCGAAAAGGCGATGGAGGAGCGTCCGCATGGCGCGGAGTGTCTCACGTCCAGCGTCGCCGGGGTATCAGAGCGATTGGGAAAGGTCGGGAATCGGCGACGGTGAACCTGGCTAGCCATGCCTATCATTGAAGGACCGGCAGTCTATCAAGGCGATGTCTCATGGCCTCTTGCGTTCGGATGCGCTATGAACGTGAAAATTGCGTGCAACTCAAGAAACGAGGATCCCGATGGTCGAAAAGAACCGCGCTCCACGAAATCGAACGATCTCACTGTCGGAGCATGAGCGCGATATACTAAAACGCTGTGTTGTTTCTGAGGAGAAATTTGACCCCTGCGCGCTTGATGTCACCTATCTTGGTGACTGCTTGCGAATTGCACCACGATTGCAACCTGCATCTGTCGATCTTCTCGTTCTAGATCCGCCCTATAACTTGAATAAGGACTTTGGGGGTAACCGCTTCCGAAAGCGGACAGTTGATGAGTACACGGATTGGCTATCTGCGGTCCTTGACGCCTTCATGCCCTGTCTAAAGGAAACAGCAAGCATATACATTTGTGGGGATTGGCATACCTCCACATCGATCTTCGCCGCAGCGTCCGAGAGGTTCGTTGTGAGAAACAGAATAACTTGGGAGCGAGAAAAGGGGCGCGGCGCAAAGGCAAATTGGAAGAATAGTAGCGAAGATATTTGGTTTTGCACCAAGGGTGATGAATACAAGTTCAATGTTGAATCCGTGAAGCTGCGCAGAAAAGTGATTGCACCTTATCGAGATAATGACGGAAGTCCAAAGGACTGGAGCGAGGGCGTTAATGGAAACTTTCGCGATACCCACCCCTCAAACATCTGGACTGACATCACCATTCCGTTTTGGTCTATGCCTGAGAATACAGACCACCCAACACAGAAGAGTGAAAAACTACTTGCGAAGTTGATTCTTGCCAGCTCAAACCCGGGGGATGTTGTGTTGGACCCTTTTTTGGGCAGCGGGACGACTTCAGTTGTTGCAAAAAAGCTTGGGCGTAAATTCATTGGAATAGAGTGTGTGGAAGAGTATGCGTTGCTTTCTGCGTATCGTCTTGACCAAGCGTCCAAGGGCAGCCCTATTCAAGGCTATGCAGATGCTGTTTTCTGGGAGAGAAACACACTCAATGCTATCAATGGGACAACAAAGGTGACGAATGCAGGAGTTTCGAAAGTAGACAAGAATAGTGAGCAAGAGTCGCTTTTCTAAAGCTCTACAAGCTTCTTCAAGAAGCGTTCGCTCTCTGCCAAGTCTATTGAGGGCACATAGTCTGCCTCACTCGCGCGGCCAAATCGACCAGAAAGCTGAGTCACGCCGCGCGAAGTTCGTCCTGCCCAGTGGTGTTGGACACCCGTGGCCTGCAAGAGCGCGGTGTCAAAGATTGGTAGTAGTCGAGCAGTTACTGTTTGATCACTTATGCATATGCCAATTATGAGGAAAGCAAAAACCGAGTTTGGCTCAGAAAGAAATGACAGCATTTTGTCGATGTTGTAGGCCTTCGGAGCAGAGGCTCTGTCGATTAGCTTGGTCTTGATGTCTACAATGAGACGTTTTCCGTCACCGATATTGTACTTTAGATCGCCTAGTTCGTGAGCATTCCCGCCTCCAGTCAGGAGTTGCTCAATTGCGTTGCCGCGCAAATTGACGTTATCGACGCTTGCGGCCTTCAGTATTTCACCCGCCAATTCATTTACCCGACCCACAAGTGCGATTTCGGTGGCATTGAAATTTGGGTCCACCAGTGATGCCTTTGCCCGATTGGGTGCGTCCCAGAGCATGTCAAGTTGTTCATTGCTTGGTCGGAAGCGTCGGTCATACCCAACGATTGCGTTAGTTGCCTCCACCAATCGCTCTAGATTTTCTTCCCAAGTGAAGGCGGAGTGCTGAGCAAATAGAATTTCAAAGTTGTTCGGCGAGTTTTCTATGCCCTCGTATTCGCTCATTATATCCGAACCGTTAAAACTGCCTTTAATATTGTCGAGACGGAGTTGATGTGAGCTGTGGCTGATTTTCTTCAGAAGGGTTGTGTTTGCGAGAAAAAACTTCACGTCATTTTCACGGACTAAAGCAACAACGAAGGGCGTCGTATCGTGGCTTTGCAGTGCGGATAAAGATAGCACCGTGTTCGAGAAGCCATTTCCGGACGCCTGTGAAAAGCGAACGGAAAAACCCGTGCAGACCCAGACGCTCCTCGCGCGCATGGGGCTGCACCACTCAACGAACGCCTGTTGGACGGCTGCTTTGTCCGCGCGAGGGTTCTTGGCCTTGTAATCAGAGATGTATTCAATAGCGTCTTCGAGTTTCATTCACAAAGAATAGGCGATAGGCGAGCGAGCGTCTATGGGGTTCGTTGACCACCGTCTGCGATTGCACGGTATGGCATGCGACCGGCAGTGTCGGTGTCACCGCATCCATGTAGATCGGATTATCGGAGCAACTGCTGTGCCCACTTGCGTCGGTACCGACGAGACCCTAACGGCCTCCTCGTTCAGCCGCATCCCCATGCTGATCAGGCCGTGCAGGGCGGCGTGGGCGTAGACGAAGGTGTCTAGCGCCTCGTTGCGTTCGCCGTCGCGCTTGGGTTGCCAGGAGCGGATGGGGCGGCCCTTCTCGAAGCGGGTGACGACACGTTCGGCGGTCAACTGGCGGAAATAGTCGGCGTCGAGGCGGCGGGGGAAGTGGATCGCGCCTGGCCCGGGTTCGGTCAGTTTCAGACGGGCGTAGACAGCGTCCTTCACGGCATCGACGCCGACGATGAACAGCGGGATCTTTGCCTTGTTACTGCGGGTGGGACGGCGCGGCCAGACCGGGATGGCGGGGCCACCACGGCCCTTGATCGCCCATATGCGGCGGGCGAGGCGAGTGCGACAGAACTCGTAGGCCATCTTGGTGTGGTGGCCGCCAGTATCCACGGCAACGGCGCGCAAGGGCAGGCCGCCATAGGTGCCGTTCAGCACGCCATCCAGATCGGACCACAGTCGCGGGCCGGACGGGTCGCCCCACAGGACGCGATAGTCGATGACCCATGCTTCCTCGTCACGGCCCCAGCCAACGATCTGCACCTCGAGCCGGTCGCCTTGGACATCGACACCCGCCGTCAATACGGCCACGCCCGGGGCGAGGTCGCTGCCCCAATCCTCGCGCCGTGCCATCAGCGGGTCGGCGGGAACGGTGTCGCCCGCCTGGTCCTCCCAGGACTCGCCGAGCTTGGTGTTGACCCAGACCTGTAGCCGGGCGGGATCCTTGGCGACGCGCGCATGTTCCTGCGCGATTTCGGCCCACGTCTCCCAAGGCGAATAGAGCGATGACAAGTGAAACCCCGCGGTGCGACCATCGCCCAGCGCGGTTGGCCGCCATTCGCCAGCAGACATCAGGCGTGGCTTTTCGTGTTCATGATGCACGCCGCCGCAAGCATCGCAGACCAGAAAGGCCGCATCTCGCTGCCCTTCGGGCCAGCGGATGCGTGCCCATGTCATCGGGGCCATGTCGCCGCAGTGCTGGCAGGGGACGTGGAAATACCGCTGATCGCTGTCGAGATAGGCCGCCTCGATGCGGGAATGGCCCTTCAGCGTCGGCGTCGAGACCATGTAGATCTTGCGCCGCCCGCGAAACGTCGTGGTGCGCTGGATCGCCAGATCGACGGGATCGCCCTCGCCATCAGCATCGCCGGGATACCCGTCCACCTCGTCCAGGAACAGATATCGCACGGGCGTGGAACGGAGCCCCACCGCGCTGTTGGCACCGGTCATCACCAGCTGGCCGCCGGGGAAGGATTTGCGGAACAGGCTGTTCCCGGCATCGCGCGACCTTGGGGCCGACACCAGATCGTGCAGGGCAGGGGTGGCCTCGATCAGCGGGTCAATCCGCACGGTGGTGTTGCGCCGCACCATGTCGAGCGACGGCATGACCAGCATGGCGATGCCGGGTGCGTTCTGGATGATGTACCCCAGCCAGTTCAGCCCGGCCTCGGAGCCACCGGTTTGCGCCCCCTTCATCAGCACGACACGTTCATAAGGGCTGGAGGTAGACAGCGCGTCCATCACAGCGCGCAGATAGGGAGTCCGATTCGTGCGCCAGCGCCCCGGTTCCGCCGAAGTTGGCGGCAGGATGCGGTGCCGGTCGGCCCAGTCCGACACCGGGATCGGCGGTTCTGGGCGGATGCCGCGACGCCAGGCGAGGTCAATTTCAGGCACCATCTCCAAAGCTCCCCAGCGGCATGTCAGCCAGATATTCGAGATGTTCGCGCATCATCCGGTCCAATGCGGCGAAGGTGGCACGCGGATCGGCCCCGACCTCGGCAGCCAAGAGCGGCGCGGTGCGCTGCACCCAAGCCATGTGCGCATCGCGTTCGGCACGGGCGCGGGCGAATACCGTCCGGGTGGCGGCGACGGTTTCCACCAACTGACCCTGTTCGCGTTCGAACGCCAGCTTGGCGCGCTGCACCTTGACGATCTCATGCAGGCGTTTGGCCTCGGCCAGCGTGGTCGAGACGCGGGCGGGCGCTGCGGCAACGCCACCCTTGTTGCGACGCGACGGATCAAGATTGTCCTCGATCCATGCCAGCCCCTCGGCCACGTCGATCTGACCATCGGGTCGCACCGGCAGACCATCGGCCACGAGTTGCGAGATGCGGCCCTTGGTCAGGCCGACCCTTGCGGCAAAGGCCGTCTTGGTTTCGGAGGCGTTGAGTTTAGTCAATTCCGTCCCCTGACGCTGGCGGGGTCATGCGCTGCGCTCCCCCGCATACGAATTGGCCCGGGAGGAACCAACGCTTTCCCGACTATTCCCGATTGATGCCTGTCAGCCCCGTCCTTGGGGCGCGGCGCATGACGCACCAATGACGCAGGAATGACGGCCTGCGGCGCATAAGTCTTTGATAGTGTTGAGATGACGCACCTGCCCGGGGAACATTTTATATAAGGGGTATAGTGGGTATTCAGGGTTGTGTGAATTTCCCCCTTATATGAAAAGGTTTGAGCCAAGTGCGTCATCTCAACACTTTCAATGGGTTGGCGCGAAAATCCCGTCATTTTTGCGTCACCCTTGCGTCACTGTGATGCCGAGGAAGAACCGCCCAGCGCTGGTGCGCTTGTGCTGGATCCCTGGCACCTGGGCCTGGACGCGCTGCACGAAGCCGTTGATCGCGGGGATCTTCTCGGGCTTGAAGCCCTCGGCTTGGGCCCAGTTCTGAAACCGCATGTAGGCATCGCGGGTGGCGAGCATCGGCCCGCCGTTCACGATGGGCTGCACCCGCACGCAGGCGTCGATCCAGGCCAATACCGGGTCTTCGCCCAGCACCCATTCGATCAGCGCCAAGCGACAGCTTTCGGGAATGGTGAAGTTGCGCTGGCGGATAAGCCGCGCCGCGCCATGGACCGCCCATGCCAGCAGAAGGTCCGCTTCGTCTGAGGCGATGCGCTTGCCGATATCCTCGATGCGTTCTTCGAGGGGGATGGTGCGGGTGAAGGGAATGAGCAGCAGTCGGCGCTGCACGCCCCGATCCACACCGCCCTTGAAGCTGGGCAGATGGTTTGCGGCAAAGAGGTTCTGCGCGACGGACCGGAACTCGACCCTGCTCTTGTAGACATCGCGCCCCTCGATGGGCTCGCCGGTTACAACGGATTTGAAGGTGTCGGACGCGATGGCTTCGGGCGACAACTCGTCCGAGGCGTTCAGCAGCTTGCCGACCAGCCCGGTGACATGCCGTTCATCACCCATCTTGGCGGCGGGGACGCAACAGATGGCACTGTCGGGCAGGAGGCCGCGCGCCAGTTGGAGGATCTGGCTCTTGCCGTTCTCGGCGGTCTTGCCATGCAGCACGACGGCCCGAGGCTGAAGAAGGCGGGTCGCATAGCCCAGCGCGGCCGATCCGCAGACTTCGGCCAGCAGATCGCATTTGGCTTGGGCCTCTAGGTCGCCCTTGAAGCTGCCGGTCAACAGGCGGTGTAGCAAGGAGCTGTTTGGCGGGGTGCTGGGCATTCCAGGGTGCCAATTGCCAGGCAGAGTGTGGCGGCAACGGTGATTGCGGTGATGCGGTTCGAGGTATGGCGTGCCAGAGGCATCGAAACGGATGAAGCCCGAGGCACAGTTGATCCCGGCAGGCGGGTTCTCGAAGAAGTGCGGTTCGGCACAGAGAGCGGCGCATTCGTTCAGGACCGAGTCGACGCGGGACTTGTTCAGTTTGACGCGCGAGGCTTCGCCCGCCGCCGTTATGAAATCCGCCCCGTCGTAGGCATGGACCGGCAGCCGGATCAGATGGTCCTCGATGGCCTCCCATTCGGTGCCGATGTAGCGCCAGAACGCGCCCTCGGCATACACGATGCGCCCATGACGGGCGGTCAGGTCTTCGCGGACGCGTTTGGCGATCTCGACGTCTGACCCGATGTAGAGATCCTTGCGGCGCGTTTCGGCCTGGTCGGCGCGAAAGGGTTCGGCGGCCGCGATGCGGCTGCGGACTGCGTCCTCGCCCTCGCGCACCAGGATGTCGTTGAAATCCTCGCCTTCGGGTGGGGCGGCCATCTGTACGGTGATCCCGCGCGCAGCGAGACTGCTGGCGGCGCGCAGTATCTGGCCTTCGGCCTTGCTGCCGGGCGCGTCGCCATCGCGTGCGATGATCACCATGGCCTTTTCGGAAACCGGCGCGCGGCCGATGTTCGAGACGCCGAGACAGGCCCAGACCTCTTGACCCGTGGCCTGCCAGACCGACAGCGCGGTTTCGACACCCTCGCAAAGCACCAGAGGTTCGCGGCCCGGCAGGCGCACCGCGGAACGTTCGCCCCAGCCCTCGACCGCCTTGTTGGTGCGCTTGACGGGATTGACCTTGGCCTTCTTGCCCTCGGCTGTCAGATAGACCTGCTGGATGGCCAGCACCTCGCCCGCCGCATCGGTCGCCAGCGAGACCATTGCGCCATAGCTGCCATAAGCGTTCCGGCGAAAGCGGATACAGTCTGGTGGCTGAATAGCTATCCCTCGCCCGACCAGATAGGCATTGGCTGGTGTGCCATTCGGAACCTCGGTCTGGCGCACGATTTCTGCGACCTTGCCGGCGAGTTCGGCATCCGTCAGCTCCACGGGGCGGACCGGGCCAGATGCCGGGGCCTTGGCGGGTTTGGTGGTCGCCGGTTTGGCGGCAGTCCGTGCTGCAGGCATTTCCGCGTCGCCCAGCCAGTGGCGCGCCCAGTCCCATGCAGCCTTTTCGTCCATCCCTAAGTGATGACGGATCAGTTCCGGCCCAGCGCCGCCCGTTCCGGCCTCATGGTCATACCAGCGCCCGGCATCCTTCCCTGCGATTTCCACCGCGATGCTGCCCTTCGTCCTAAAGCGCAATTGCTGCGCGGTGGACAGGGCGCGGCTCGGGGTGCCGAGCAGTTCCACAGCGAGATCGGCGATCCGGTCGTTCAGTAGTTCCGCCACCCGGGCCACTGACATGCGCCGGGACGTATGACCTTTTCGCACGGGTGGCACGTCGTTGAAGTCGAGCGGATTGTCCTGAAGGGTCATGGGGCGGGGTTCGCTATGCATCTGATGGAAGTGGAGCCCGCGACCGGATCGCGGACCTCAGGACATTTGCGGCTGCCGTCATTCGCCCGGGTTGAAACGCTCCTGCTGCGCGATCCAGTTCAGGATGGTGCTTTTGCGGGCGCAGATTACCGAGCCCATCTTGAAGTGCGGCATACCCCTCGGTGCCTCACCGGTCAGGTAGTAAACCTTGCGGCGGTGCTTGGCGTCGCCGAACATGAACTTGGCGATGGCATCTGCACCATGCAGCAGATCATCGCCCAGCGTCGCATCGGTCGCGGTCTGCTTAAGAATGTCAAGGGATCGAGGCTGGTGGGTCATTGGAGCTTCCTTTCTGGGGCAGGACGTCTTGGAGGAAATGGGCGTCAAGTCCGTGGAGGCGGCGCCAAGTGGCGCGAACCTGCATGCTGATGTTGATGCTGGCGGTGCTCAACGCGTTTGCGCGGGTAGCCATGGCGAGCTTGTAATATTGCGTAAGGACAGTGACTTTCTCTTCTCCGACGATCTTCGCGAGATTGTGCCTGCCCGGGGCATTGCTGAGCTGCCAAGGAAGCATTTGAAAGGTGTCCTTCGAAGTGGCCCAGCCGAGGATTAGGTCCGTTTGCTCCCATGCCGCATCTGGTAGAATTGCGGTGAATTCCCTTGGAACGCGAAGGAACAGAAATTTCCGGTCGATGAGATCGAGATGCCAGTCCAGTATGTCCTTTCGGATCAGCGCGCCCCCGTCGGGTGAGATCGTCCCGGCAATCGAGGAAGTCAGCGCAGTCCATGTCCCGGGGCGCGTCTTTGCCATGGCCGCGGCCACGATGCGGATGTTCCAGGCGAAGTGCTCGCTGATTGCCGCACCGATCGAGGCGATCAGCACATCCTCCTCGCGCCACTTCCGTTTGAAGCCGCCGTGCTCCTTGGGGGTTTTCTGCGCCTGAATGGCACCGGCAGCTTGCAGGACACGCAGGCTGGGCAAGGGCATCCCCGATGCCGCCACCGCTTCCGCGTCGCCATAGAAGAGCGGTTCGGGTGCTTCCGCACCGTTCCGTTCGCTGGCTGTCATTGTCGAGGGCTCCAATCATGAACAAGGTCTTTACACAAGCGACGTTCTGTTGCAAGTGCATGTGAGATGGTTCATATCATCAGTTAACGGGCTTTGACAACTGGTCCCGTTTCTTACGGTAAGGGAGGGAAAACATGGCCACGATCCGCAAACGCACGCTGCCCTCGGGCCTGGTCCGCTGGCAGGTAGATTTCACCGACCAGGCGGGCAAACGGCGGTCCAAGCTGTTCCCGCGCCGCAAGGATGCGGATGTCTATCTGGTCAAGGTCCGCTCGCTGGTCGCCAACCACACCTATCTTGCCGACAGCGACAGCACGACGGTGGCCGGAGCCGCGAAGGCTTGGCTCGACCATTGCGAGGTGCGCTGCAAGACGGGGCGGCGGATGGAGCGGTCCACCCTTCGGGGCTACAGCGACTATGTGCGCCTACACATCACCGCGCCCGACATTGGCATCAGGGACAAGCTGATTGCCCAACTGACCCGCCGCCACGTCAACGAATTCCGCGACCGGATGCTGCTGAACGGGCGGTCCGAGCATCTGACCCGCCGCGCGCTGTCGGTGCTGAAGCTGGCGCTGGACCATGCCATCGACAACGGCCAGCTCTTTACCAATGCGGCCCAAGGCGTGCGAGTGATCAAGTCCAGCCGGATCGAGCACAAGGCCCCGGTGCCGACGAAGGAGGCGATCCGCGCCCTGATCGAGGCGGCCGACGAGGATTTCAAACCGCATCTGATCGTCTCGGCATTGGGCGGCCTGCGCGCCTCGGAACTGCGGGGCCTGCGCTGGACGGATGTGGATTTCGACAAGGGTTTCATTCACATCCGCCAGCGCGCTGACGCCTATAACCAGATCGGCGAGCCGAAATCGCGGGCCGGGGTCCGCGACATCCCGGCCGGGCCCATGGTGTTGAACGCCCTGCGCCGCTGGAAACTGCGCTGCCCGAAGAACGCCCTCGATTTGGTCTTCCCCGCGCCGCAGGGCGGGATCTTGCAGCACACCAAGACGCAAGCCCGGTTCCGAAAGCTGCAGGAAAAGGTCGAGGTGACTATGCGCTGGCACGACCTGCGCCACTTCGCTGTGTCGCTTTGGATCGAGCAGGGCTTCTCGATCAAGGAGGTGATGACCTTCGCGGGCCATTCCTCGATCCAGATGACCATGGAACGCTATGGCCACCTGTTTCCCTCGCCGGATCACCAGAAGGCGATGGCCATGGTCGAGGCAAAGCTGCTGGGGTGATGTTTTTTGCATGGCGAGTTTGGCTGTCGGCGGCTAACCTGCCAACATGCATATCAATCTGTCAAAGGCAGACATCCTTTGCCGCTGTCATCAGCCAAACACAAACTCGAAGACTTCAACCCCGAACGAGCTGATTTCGTCAAGCATCTTAAAAGGCAGAACGCCTGTAGGGTAAAAAATGAGTACTGATCGGACAAACCTTTACGAAACCCTTGGGGTTCCGGAAGACTCAAGCAGCGATCTGATTAGCGCCGCCTACAAGGCGCTAGCAAAAGCATTCCACCCCGACGTATTCAAAGGGGATCGATCCTTTGCCGAAAGGCGATTGAAGGATATCAACAATGCTTTCAGCATATTGAATAATCCCGAAGCCAGGAGAGCTTATGATGCAGAACTGAGAGCTTCGCGTGAATATCCGAACGACACTCAGAACACTCCTGATCAGAAGCCAGATGACTCCTGGCGAAGGGCATGTGACTTCTTTCCCGAGTTGAAAAAGATCGAAAACGATCTGCGCAACTTAGGCCCGGATTTGGTGGAGGTATTTAGAAGGGCTGTTCTTCAAATGAAAGCCTTCTCAGACGCCGAAAGTATCAAAGATAAGCTTACTGAAGATTTTGCTCAGAAGCGTTTCGGGCCCGACAAGATCACCCAAATGGTTGGATTAAGAGCACTTGAACTTGGGCATCGATCTTTTGCTCTGAAGATAAATCAAGCCTGCAGCTTATTGGGAGGAGAACATCGGGACCGAATCCTCCAGCGCCTTGCCAATGAAAACCCGGATGAGGCGGCAAAGATCTACCCACTTTGCGGCCTACACACCTTCATACCAAAGAATAATTATGACCTAGAGCCCGGCCTTTACGTTTCAGATAGGGGAATTGGATTTCGTGTCCTTCCGAACATGACTGTGAACGTCTTTGAGGAATTCGGTGGGCCGCTATTGAATTACAAGCACTTTAAGAGCGTCGCTGAGATGTTGAAGTATTACAGCCTGCCAGCACATTCGATCAAGAGGCGTGATCTGTAATCATCTTGGGGATCGCGTGATCTCTCTGGTCTGGCGCAGGCGAGGGAGTATACCGATATCGGACTTTGGTTGTCTCACTGTGTTTGCTTTCTTTGGAAGCCGTGCAGCCCCCTCCTCTGGTTCCTCCCCGGCCCTGAACTTATGCTGGGGGGCAGCGCGGCGGTTAGCTAGCGTGGGGTAATTTCACCAGGTAAAAGGCCGCGTCCCTCATTGCGAAGTGGACAAATCGGCTGGGCGAACGTCTGGATTCTCGTTTTCTCCCAACCGTTTGCGGCAGTTCCGTGCGACACGACGCCGACATTGCGAGTGTAAAAATCGGATAACGCACGGAAATCAAGAGGTTATTCGGGGCGTTGAGATGGGCCTCATAACCTGAAGGTCACAGGTTCAAATCCTGTCCCCGCAACCAAATTACAAAAATAAAACAAACGCTTAGTTCCCTAGTAAAACACTGGGGAATTGGGCGTGCAGTTTCTGGTCAACACCTGGTCAACATTTTTCGAGTCCCCCTGCGACTGGAAAAGATGATCGCGTCGCCAAGCTTGGTCACTCGCTGCAACAGTTCTCTACTGTTTCAACCAGGCAATATCGTGGCGTCGGCCACCGGGTACTGGCGCGGCTTGCCTGACCACAGGATCGGGACCACAATAGCCAAATTGACCAGGGCGATCCCAACAGAGAGCAAAACGGCTCCGGATGCGAGCACCCCAATCCAGGAGGCAATCCACTGTGTTCGGCTTGGCCCGGACACAAATGCTGCGCCCGGTGACGAGAGAGCAACGCGCTCCAGCAGCGATTTCACGAAGTCGTCGATCGGGCCGTTGGAAGCGTGTGCGGCCATCAATCTGAGGGTGGTGGTGTTGCCGTCCAATGTTCGGATCCCGAGCACAGCACGACCCGCGCCACGTCGGTGGAACCGGATTTCCGACAGCGCATCATAGCCGATCCGCGTCACGTCAGCGCCACGCGCAATCTCAAGCCCGTCTTCCGCAATCCGGCAGACGACGGGGCGATTGAAGGACCCGAGGCCGGCGCGGATTTCGCGGTTTTGCATGTCCGACATCAGATAAGCCTCCCAGAACTCTCAGTTCCTTGTAATCGGATCGATACCGCAAACCAAGGTTGTCGCCAGTTTTCTGTCTTTTGGTCTGGCGTGTGTTTTCGGCTGTCCCAATCTCTTGACCTTTTCCGCAGCCAGCGAAGAATGGTACCAAAGAAGGACGAGAATGATGCCGATTAGAAAAACGCGTTCACAAAAGCAGGGCGCTGCCAGGGTTTCGGCTCTCGCCGTGATCGTCGTTGCGGGAAGCTTGGCGATGGCGGGAGGCACGCAGGCCGATCCGGTTTTCGCGCCGGATGCGACAGAGGCCTGTGTCAGCGAGGCCTATGCGACCTCACCCGGTCTGTCGGGGCATGCGGTCTTGGACTGCGTCGGTCGCGCAGCTGCGGCCTGCATGATGACCCCCGGCGGCGACACGACCATCGGGATGATGGAGTGCCTCGACGGTGAGCTCGGCTACTGGGACGCGAGGCTGAATACGGCCTATGCGGAGCGCATGACCATCGCCAAGGAACAGGACGCCGAGATGCGCGATCTGGGCTCGGCTGCCGCCTCGATCGAGGAGAGCCTGCGGGCCATGCAGAGGGCATGGATCGCATTCCGCGATGCCTCGTGCCTTTATGAGCAAACGCAGTGGATGGGCGGCACGGGCGGAGGACCCGCCACGGCGGCATGCCACATGCATGAGACCGCACGTCAAGCCCTCAAACTGGAAGGCTGGTGGGGGCAATGATCCGCGCAGTGATCACAGTTGCGGTTTTCGCAGCCACCTCGCCGGTCATGGCACAGGCCAATGGAGGCATAAGGCCGGACATGCCCGAGTGGCAAACCGATGCGGCAAACTGTTCCT